GCGTTGTAAGTAGAAGTTGAAACTACTTCCTCATCTGTCATTTTCAGAATACGGATAGCGTTTTCAATTTCATCTTTCATGCCCTTGTAAGTATGAAGGTGGAGAGTTTCAAAATCACGCTCAGGTTGTTTAGGAAAATCCTTCTCATCAACCTTTATGTCTAAATCAACATTGAGTTGATTATTCCATGAACGATAATTTGTTCGGACATTTTCCGCTTTTGAGATATTATCAAGAGCAAACTTAACAACTTCCTTTTGCCACTTAGCAAAAGACTTTTGATACTTTGCTTCGTTCTCGTCTTGCTTCTTATAGTTAGTTTCAATTTCTACTAACTTTGCTTCTAAGGCTTTAATAACCTTAGTTGTAGCGATTTTAACGCTGATTGCTTTTTGTCTTGCCATTGGGTCATTTCCTTTTCTGTTAGTTTGGGGGTTTAAGTTGAGCAGTTTTAGTAGTCATGCTCAGGACTTTTTACCTATTTGGTAATTACTTTGCTGTCCAAGTTGTCCAGCGTGGTGTGCCATTAACATCTAACTTAACACGAACTGTTGTTCCGTCAGAGTTTGGCTTGATTTCTGTGATAGTGCCTGTAACCTTTGACTTCTGTGAAGTGTAGAGGTCGCCTACCTTGTATGTTGCTGTTGATACTGCCATTTGTTTTTCTCCTTTGTTTTGTTGATATATTAAGTATAACATTTTGGTCTGACATTTTCCACTTATTTTTAACATTTTTCCTATTTATTTTTGTGATTTAGCCCACATGGACAAATCGGACATTTCGGACTATTGGTATAGGAATAAGCAAAACATCAAAAATAGGATAATTCCTAATTCCTTCATAGCCTCCTCACTTCTTACTACTAGAAAACACTATATCAGATTTATTGAATACGCACAAGGAGCAGGACACGCAAGCGCTTCCATTAGTAGAGATAAGGGGGATAGCCTTTTTATTCTCAGGGCACTTAGCACCAGGCTTACCTATCATCTCCTTTAGTTGTTCTTGCCCTACCGCAAAATTCTTAGCAAGGTATGCCATGCGTATGCCATTGTTTAATTTGAGATCTACTGCTTCTTTAATATTGGCGCTATCTGCGGAATAGTAGAGTGATAGATTACTAATACCATTAAGGATAATAGCAGCAGACTTTACTCGTGTATATACCCAGAATTGAATATCAGGATGAGTATTGATTACATCTTTCCAAGCATTGGCGTAAGTATCATTAAAGAAATCTCCGTCCCAGTGAATGCGGAAGAGTTTCTCAGCACTGCGCTTATCGCAATCCTTTTTAAAATCAATAATCATTTCATTAATTAGGCCCACCATAGTTTCATGGTCAGCGTCTTTTAGTTGTTCCCAATTGCTTAAGAGTACATTGCGTACTCCTTTATAAATCTTTTCTAATTTTCCTGCGTAGCAAACACTCTCACAAACACTAGTGGCACCAGGGCATGAATATGCTTTTCCACTAGGTAATCCAAAGGTGTTGGCAATTGTTGGGGTTTTTCCATTAGGTGAGACTGCATTAGTTACTTTCCGATCTTTGCTTCTAGTGAGGGCCATTTTATTTCTTTCTACTCGTTATCTAATTCTAACATTTTCTTACTGCTTTGTCTAATTCTTTTATAAACTTTTTTTGATGGCACAGCAGAGGCAGCGTTGGAGCGTCGTAACTCCATTAGTCGTCTTAATTCCTCAGGGGATTTTTTTAGTGTCATGTAATAATCTTAGCAGATATGGGGAAAAATATCAAGTCTCTTAATTAGGACAAAACGGACATTTGCCCCGCCCCGTTTTTGCGGGGGATTTATTCAGCGATTACAAATAAATCAAACTTAGCGTAGTCATCAACTTCAAGTAAATCAGTTTCACCAAAGTCATTAGAGAAAGTAATTGCATAACCTTTTGGTAGCGATATTACATCAAGCACTTCAACAATTTCATTATCAATTTCAATGAAGTCGCCACCCTCTAATTGATCTACATCAAGTACATCTACTTTTATGAATTCCATGTTTTTTATTGTAGCAGACATTTTAGAAATCTTCATCTACTGGGTCAATAAACCACTCAAGGTGGTGTTGCTCTACAATAGCAGAAGCAGGTGCGTGTGTCATTCCCTTATACAATACCTGAAAATCACCAACCATTGGCATTTCAATCATGCGATTAAAATCCTCATCATAGTAAGCATCAATTGCCTCAATACAAGGTTTTACCATTTCTGCTGGTACTGGTGGATAGTGATTACCTTTAAGGTGATAAAGTATCTGAGTTTCTAAATCAAGTACGCTATCTTTAATTCCTAGTGCTGTTACTGATCCCATTATAGTTTCTCCTCAATTATTTCTAGTATCTGATTATATGCGATTATCTTATTCTGATCAAGGGTGGCAGATCGCATATCTACCACCATATCAATTAAACTATCTAACACTTACATCTCCATTACGATAGAAAGTTTTAGTGTACATTTTACCCATAGGGTCTGACAAGTTATAGGTAGCGTATCCTATAGCAGTGCCATAGTCCACGCATCTATTCCAAGCATCAACGGCTTCAAGCATATCCGCAGTTCGCAGGGTATGCCTCAATTCCCCATCATATGAGGTAGTTAGTGAGTAGTTATATTCCATTAGTCTTTCCAATCTAGTGTGGGTTCAAAGTCTATTACATCAAGGTGGCCGTTGTCCAATTGGCAGTTTAGACAACGAACAAAATCAATAGGAGCGTTTTCATTACAATCAACGCATAGTTCCTCAATCAAGTTTCCCATTAGTTATATCCTTTCGCACAATACGAGCATAGCATCATTAACTTACAATAGCAATCAGACACGCTGACACGCTCATCATCAAAATCATCATAGCGGTCAAAATCATAGTTAGAGTATCTAGACATTACTCACCAACCTTAACTGCGATAGTAGCAAACTTATTTCTAATCATACCTGTATCTACTTCGATTAAGTATGCTTCAGTATTATCGCCATACCAAACATCTGAACGCTTTTCAGCAGATACAATCTTACCCTCAAAAAATCGGGACTTAGAGCGATAAGTCTTACCAATTAGTAAGCCTTCTAGTGTGTATAGTTTAGTAGCCATAGGTGGCACCTTCTTTCTTTATCTTTATTACTAGTAATCTTATCAGACTGGACTGACAAATACAACACGACACGCCGTAAAATCTGGGAAATATTTAATGTGTTTTTAATCACACACGTAAAGTTATCCACAGCCTGTGGAAAACGCCCCGCCCCATTTTTTGGGAGCAGTTTTTATTCTTGCTCAGGAATTTTATTTATCTGTTTTTTATTCTTGCACTTCGCAAAGCAATTTGCAATCTGTGAATTTCTTTATGCAATGCAATGCTTTCTTTTATTAGTAAGCCAATAACTAACATTGATCCACTAAGCGCAATAATAATTGCTCCCATTAAATAATTATCTAAATACATTATACTAACTCCATTTCTTTAGTGCAGGCTTCTTCAAATCTTACGCCATCAAATCTAGGATTATCAGCAAAAAAGAATTCAGTGAATTCATAGATTAAATCTTCAAAGGTGGTTTGGTTAATTTCATCCTTGAATTGGTTTAGAATCTTGGCAGTTGCTACATAGTCTTTTCGTGTCATCATTTTATAGTTTTACCTTTCTTAGTTATTTTCTTTATTTGTAAATAAATTACCTAGTGCGAAATCTTCACACTCACATTGCTCAACATCATAGTTTAGGTCATCACCCCAAAAGATATAACCTACTCCATTGCACTCATCACAAGGGAAAGACATTACAGAGTTTATCATTTTGTTAACGCCTTTCCTCTTAGAGTTCCACGAACACCCAAAGCGTCGCAGGACATTTTTACGGATATGCCAACAGGCAACTGCTCAGAATAAGTAGAGATGAACTGAGCAACAGCACCCTTAGAAGGAACGCTGATTTTTTTAGTAGAACCATTAAAGGTTTCTAGTGTTATAGTGTAAGTCATTTTGACTTCCTTTCTTATTTTGTTAGTGATAACTTTACCAGTTAGGGCTGACATTTTCAAACCCATTTAGTGATTTTGGGGTGTGAGTTACCTCACAAAGCCCCTTCCTGAAATAAGCCTATTTCTAGGTCTAGCATTTCTTGAGGGGTAGCCTCAGATAGGTCAACCCATCCAGCACCCTCAGAGTCAATTCTGAATATTTCAATGTAGCCCATTATGAACCACCTTTCTTTAGTTTCTTACTCCGTAAGTCTAGCACACCAAGTTCAAAAAAGCAAATCGACACGCCGTATTTTGGAGAAATATTTATGTGACCTTAAACACACACGACACGCCCGAATGCGTCGGGATTTTTTGCAGCATTTTTATTTACTGCAAAAAGTTTTTTATTTTATTTTTTCTAAAAGTTTTTCTAATTCTTTTAGTTGTTTTAAATCAAGATGATCTAAATTAATTGCATCAGCAAAACCAAAAATATCTTTTTCCATTTTATTACTCCCAACATTCTGAACATGTAGCAGTTAAGAATTCTGCCTCATCAGTAGGTAGTGATACAACTAAGTTATCACACACTTTACAATTGATGTCTATCATTAGTTAGCCACCTTCCAAGATGACCAACCGCTTAGACGGTCTGAGTCATAGTCCATATACCATGACTCTATATTCTGCTCACAATTCTCGCAGAAAGTGTAAGCAATATCGTTATGATAAGAGATAGACTCTTTATGAGCCTTATGTGATACGCATGTAGCGTTAGTAGTAGTAGTTAGTGTAGTCATGTTAGACCACCTTTCTTTTAAGTAGTTAAGAACCTTTCTCAACTTTCTATACTTAGAAGTATAACACCTACCACTGACAAATTGGAGTGTACAAAACGGACATATGGGAAATATGGGATTGTGATATACACCACATAAGTTATCCACAACTTAAGGCCTCACCCTGTGGATAAACCCCGACGTTTTTGTGTGGTCTAAATCACATGCGACACGCCGTGTTAGCCCTTGACTTTTCGGGTATTGTGTGATAGTCTTACGACATAGAAAATTAAATATAGGAATTAGGGTATGAGCCTAAGCGAATAAGTGTGATAGACATCACAATGAGCCTTAGCAAATAAGACCCCAAAATGTCAGACCCCCCTGCTAGACTAGTAGGTATAAGAAAGTCTCTTGAAAGGAGAACTAAATGAATAACATAGTATTAGACCCTAGCCACCCTATGGCTAGTAGCAACACAGGCGATAGCCGTGTGTTTCGCAATAAGGTAGGCAACTACATGAGTAGAAAAGCCTATATTGAAATGATTGTAGAAACAAATGCTGTTTCACATCGTTTTCTATCACCTAAAGAATCTGCTTGGGTGTTTGCTAATAGAAAGGCTAACTAAATGAACTTTGAGTTTTACTTAGATGGAGAAACTTATTTCTATAGTGAGTTTCTAGGTATTGATATCACCATTAACACAGGTGTGCTATTAGGTATTATTGGAATAGTCTATGCAATTAGACTGCTAAAGAAAGACGGTATGAAATGAAAGTACGACTAACTAGCATGAGTGGAAACGTTAAGGATATACATTTCCAAACTAGAGAACAAGTAGAGCATTTCATCAAAGAATTGCCTAACGATCTAGATGCTGATAAGCGATTAAAGATAACATGCGACTTATTAGGCATTGATGGATATCTTCAAGGTAAGAAGGTCGCAGTAGGTTAAAAATCTTTGTGGCGTATAGTAGCAGTGTGCTCACTAATTATTGGGCACATTGTTTTTCTATATGTGTATCATACATTTGGTAAAAATATTCAGATTTTGGTAAAAATGGTTTTATACTTATCCAATGCATTTACATAAATACTGGACAGATGTTTACAAGACAAAGACTGTATACTCTTGTACACTTTGTGGCTGGGAACAGACCCAGTGGCATGAAGAAACTTTTTCAGATTCTGAGGTATAATAAAATTATGTGCGAACACGTATATAAGGATCTTGGTCCAGGGCCATGCCCTAAATGTGGTTTGGAGACTCACTCAATAAACTGGGTTAAAGAGATTGAAATGATGAAAACCTACAAAGAAAAAGTAGGGTATTTCTATAATGTACAAGGATGGTGGTCTATATGATATCTACTGATGGAACAAAGTTTGAAAACCTGGCTGTAAAAATTTTTTCAGATTTTTGCTGTAACGGATGTACATGTATTTCTGAAAAAGATCACGATAAAGAATAGCGCTTAAAGACTTCGTTACTATCTGTAAAGTTTAATCTTTCTTTTTCCATATCCGCTAAATGCTTTTTGGTTAACTTCTTAGTGGTATCTGTGACGGTACATAAAAGGACATCAAGATACTCCCCATCCTTAAACTCTCTTTCAGGTCTCCAATGTATTTGATGTGATCCAGAAAATACAATTGCCTGATTGCGAGAAAGTTCAAAAACATCTTCATTGACAGCAAGTGGCCAAGAGATGTTTGAATCTAATTGGATACTAATAATAACGCAAGGGTATTCGACGAACTTATCTGTATGAGGATCTAATTTTGGCGGGAACTTAGAATCTAACGTATATCTTGCAATATGAAACCCAATATCCTTAGGTGTAAAATCAATCTCTTGATCCATAGTCTCACTAATGGCTACGCCAATAAGTCTATCTTTGACGTTTTGAGGGATATCTAGAAAATATGCAAAGTAGCCAGTTCCTTCACTAATTCTTGGATTGTCTTTATTGTTTATATAAGAATATAAATCTTCTATGTTTTCTAAAACATCAGATAAAATTCGGGGCTTAAGGTTTGATAGCGTCATTGTATAATCCCATGTTCCTTAAGTGTATCATATATTAAACCATTAACATGCATCAACTGATTATGTCCATTAGAGAGAACCTCTTCCATTTGCTCAGATGTATATCCATGCCTTTCTCCTAAAAACCTATTAAAGTCTTCAACAGTATCTGACATAATCTTTACAACTTCATCTTTATACATTTCTCACCATTTCCCTATTGGACAAGATGCTTGTTTGAGAGTTGACTTCAACTTCATAAAACATCCACACTTCTTACATTTTACCAGACGAGGATTAAACCATTCACATTCTGTACAGATTTTTAGGCGGGACTCAATGAGATCTTGATCGCTTCTTGGCTGACTAGGATCAAACAAATCAAAAAACCCTACCATTATTTAATCTTCTTAATAACAGATAATATCAGCCAACTAAGTATAATAGATATACCAAATGTGAATATATGATGCTTCACACCCAATCCGCCTCCTGATCATATGTTACTGAGTATTCTCCCATATAGATTTCTGCATATGAGATGATATCTTTATTATATCTCATTACTGTATGTTTATCTACTCTGCCAGTTCTATACTTGATCCCCGTCGAAATTGGCAAATAATCCATTTTCTCTGATTCAAGGGCTTCATTGAGGGTTTGGATATATCTTGTTTTGCCATACTGCTTTGAGACCATTGCTTGTTTTGGATATTGTTTTTCAATCCACAGTCTCTCATTATGGTCAGAAGGTTTTGGATGAAGAATTCTCTCTACCTCATTATGGTACATCCTAGTAGACCAATTTCGCATGTTTGGGCCGTAATTAATTAAGTTCTTATAGGTAGAGTCGGCGTAGGCCATGCGATTTTTGTCTAAGTCAGATGTTGGAACCTCTGTTGCGAAAGTTATCAAAAAACACGTTGCGTAAGGAAACTTGTCGGTATATGTCGTTACGCCGAAGTGTACATTCGGATTAAACGACTCAACGGACATACCGTCGGAGAGTAATCTCATATGGTTTCCTATTGAAACATATTCTTGTCGATTCATGTCACAGTCAACGAAAAGACATTCCTCTGGATTGATTCCGTCGGCGAGAGTTAAAATATTCTTATCGTATGCTCCGACGACTTTAGATCCATTGTATCTGTTAAGCAGTTTTGCGGACATAAAACCATCCATGTCGGGAGATATAATTAAATTTTTAGAATACTCTAGCGTGTCAAGTATATCTGTTCTCATTTGTTAAAAACTCCCTTTATAATTATCGTATTATGTTAGTACAAGACTGGGCAGGACTAATACTCACAACTTTATCAATTGTAGCATTGATGGTCGGCGGAGTCAAGTTTCTCGTAAAGCATTACTTCGATGAAATTAAAGCAGAACTTAAACCGAATTCTGGATCCAGTTTAAAAGACCAGGTTACAAGACTTGAAATGCGGACTAATGAAGCAGACCAAATGCGTCGAGAGATGAATGAAAAACTTGACAAAATGTATTTGGTTTTATTAGATCATATCGCTAATAATAATAAATAATTTTTTTCTATATATAATATATACTTATATATAATATATATAATATATTAATTTATAGTATATTCTTTTAATATAATATATATAATAAAAGTATACACTAAGTTTCGTTTTCTTGATGCCAAATTTATAAACCTGATTATAACGATTTGATAAACTTTAATATCACATGTCCTTTTTGTCCTATTATGATATAATTTTATTGCCGATTCCTAGGTAAGTCTCTCATACCCACCTACCTAGGTTTCGGCTTTTATATGCTGGTATAATCTCATTATGACAACTTGCTGCCCAGAGGTATTTGGATCTGATCCCGTAAATGTAAAATGGAACATTGTCCGTGGGGACACCTCTACGCTGCGTATAGACTTTTTACAAAATGATGAAATAACAAATTACGATACTGATACCTGGAATTATGTTTCTAGTGCCTATGACCCTAAAACAGACATTATTGACGAACTAATTGTTACTGAAGGAGATGGATATGCTGAAATTTCTATCCCCTCTGATATTAGCGCTAATTGGGGAACCCTATATTCTGGAAGAGTAGCAGAATTAAATTTTGACCTAAAGGTAACATTTTCTGATAATACAGTTTGGACACCTCTAGTTGGAGTTATTACTGTGATTGGAAATGTTAGTAACACACTATAATGGCTATCATAAAAATATCTAATAAAAAAAATAATTTACCAGATGTGGTAAAGGTAACTACCTCCACTGGAGATGTAAAGATTCAAAAAATAAAAAAATAATCTGGAGGAATGATGGCAGTTTCTAAAAGCATGAACTTTCCAGGTGAAAGCAGTTATGCTAAACAGGTTAAACAATCACAAGAAACTGGTTCGGCTAACTCCATATCCTACATTCCTGTTCCAGGCCCTCAGGGACCCCCTGGAAGCCCAGGAAAGGATGGTTTGGCAGGACCCAAAGGGCCAAGAGGTGAAACTGGTCCACAAGGTTTGCCAGGGCCACAGGGGCCAGAGGGAAAGTCATCAACGCCAATCTATGGACAAAAAATAGGATGGGCAAATTACGATAATCTAAATCTACTAACATTTAAACTTGGCGTAGATAGTGGAGATGATGGGTGGGTATCTTTTCACGTAGATGGTCTTGGAAAAAATACCATAGAATTATTTTTGCCAGAAAACGATACAAGCCTTTATAATGCCGAAACGAGAAGATTGAACTTCAAACACCTAAATGTTGGAACTCAGGTTCAAGTAGTTTATAACTTTAACATAACGACATTTTCTAATAATACTGAGGTATGGGCTAGATCGTATTTTCCAGATAGCCAAGATGAGGTAGTATCTTTTGTAGCCTCACTCAAATATCAGTACACCTATGACTTAAGTACAACGCATAACTTTTATATTGATAAAGAACTAAACAGGGTCAGTGGGGTAGTTCCACAACTTAGGACAGACATGGACTCTATGGCTCAAATCAAATCTATCTATGTTTCTGTTATGTAACATGGTATAATATTCAAGGAGGAACTATGGCATTTCCAGCAACTTATAATTTTAACTACTACAAGGGTGACACCTATCAGTTTGTCATTAGACCCAAAAACTCAGATAGTTCTCCATTCACTGTTTCTGGCTACTCCGCAATTTTTACTATCGCAACCGCAAGAGGATCTGGCGCAACACAATATACCGCTACAGCAACTGTCGATACTGTAAATAACTTGATTACTTGTACAATATCTGCTACAACAGGAGCAACAATTCCAGCAGGAACAAGTTATGTATATGACGTTCAAATAAGCAACTCAGCAAACATTGTTCACACATTATTAACTGGAACAATATCTGTTACTGAGCAGGTTACAGGTGCATAATGCCTGACGTATTAGTAAACACAGATCAAATCACAGTTTTAGGATCGCCAGAATTCATTGATCTAGTTCTTGATATAGGACCTCAAGGTAATAGAGGAAGTCAGGTATTTGTGGGGCTTGGAAATCCAAACGTAATTAATATTGGACAAACTCCAAGTTTAAACGATTTATATATTAATTCATCACCTGGATCAAATTATGGATATATGTATCAATATGTTTCTCAGCCAAGCGGAAATACTTGGATTGAAATTTTAAAAATTTCTCCAACAATTTATACAGAAGTAAGATATACAACTTTTACTGACGGGTCTGCAACTATTTCAATACCTGTTGCAAATATAACAACAACAACTGGTTTATCTGCAGAAAACTTTGCAGTAAGGTATAGCATTGCACATACAAATCCAATAGCGTCATCAATGTCTATACCAACATTAACTGGAGAAGGGGACACTCTTGTTATAAATATGTCAGCAGTAGAGTCAGCATCTGGAACTTGGCAAGACCTAGATTCTGCAGTGACTGTTCATTTATTTATATCAATTGTGGTATAATTTCAAAGAGGTGATTGCTTAAAATGTCTGAAAATATTGGTTCTATTAAACCCACACAAATTCCTGCATACGAAGATGATGCAGATATTAAAGCAGCCCTAAGACTTTATCATTATGGTCAAGAGTCTGTTCCAGCAACAACAGAGGACGTACCAGCAGAATCTATTGCTGGATACCTATTACAAATTGAATCAGATATTGCAGATCTTACTGCAGCCTCTGGAATCCAAGCATCTATTGTTGATGCTAAGGGAGATATGATTGTTGCAAAATCAAATAACGTTGTTGATAATTTTCCAGTAGGAAATAATAATGAAGTTTTAGTAGCAGACTCAACAAATACATTTGGAATGACTTGGTCACCAGTGACAGATCTTGTTTCTGCAGGAACTACAACAGCAGCAGGTAAGGTTCAACTTGAAGACTCAGTAACATCTACATCCACAAGTAAGGCTGCCACGCCAAACTCAGTAAAAACAGTTAATGATACGGTCACAGGTGTTATAGGTGACGTAGAAACTCTGTCACAATCGATTAATCCATCAGTAGTTACAACCGACTATACCCTACAGGCTTCCGATGCTGGAAAAGTAGTTATTACAAATGTATCTACAGGAACAAACATTATTACAGTTCCATTACAATCAACTGCTGGTTTTGCAACAAATACAAGAATTGATATTTTACAAATTGGATCAGTTCAAACAACAATTTCACCAGCCGTTGGTGTTACAATTAATAGTAAATATAATAACAAAAAGTTATCAGTCCAATATTCTGCAGGCACCTTAGTGAAAATTGCAGATGACTCTTGGGTACTTATTGGCGATTTGACGGCTTAGGGGGAATAAGATGCTTTGGATAACTGGCATAGTATCTGCTCTAAAAGGAATGATTAAAGTTCCTAACATTGTTGGAAAAACTACAACTGAGGCAACAACAGATTTAACAAGTGCACATCTAACTAATACTGGTAATACAACAGAAAATACTGGAGACTCAAATCTTGGAACAAAGGTTAAAAGTCAATCACCAGTTGCAGATACCCTAGTTGACTATGAATCAAATGTCTCATATGTATCTTATGTTTTTTCTTTTACTCCATTTTCAGTATTTGGCTTTACTCCATTTAGCGTATTTACCTTTACGCCATTTTCTGTATTTAGTTTTGTACCATCTGGATACTACTACGCAGTTGGTCCAAGTTCTGTCAGTTGTGCAAATCTTTGTGGTGGTCCAGGTGCAAATAGCGCTGCCTGCTCTCTTTGTGGTGGATGTCCAACAAACTATAGATGTTGTAGATGTCCAGGTTAAAAATAAAAATAAGGAGAAAAAATGAGCAAACTATATTATGTAATGGTTGAGTATAATCCAGAATCAGATACCTTTAGTATTGGTGAGGATATGATTCGTCGTGCTAACCCATTTGTTTGGGATACTGACTGGGTCATAAATGAAGAAGAAGGTTTAGAGTATATTCCAACAGAAGAAGAAATAGATACAATTACTGATGTTACAAACAGACTAAGAAACATTCTATAGTATGTCAAAAAGTGTAAAGCCTTGGGACTTGCTGAATCCTAATAAAAAAAGATCTTTAGAAAGTCTTGCCAATGAGCGATTTGAGATTTGCAAATCATGTCCAAGTCTGATAAAATTAAGTAATCAATGTAAAAAATGTGGATGCTTTATGCAATTAAAAACTAAATTAGAAGATGCAACTTGTCCAGAGGGGAAATGGTAATGGAAATTTTTCCAGCAATACATTTATATGATTTAGATGTAGATCTTGAAAGCACAATTGCAGATATGAACGATATCTCTGAACTGCCTCATTCGCTAATTCAGTGGAAACTATCATCTGATGCGATAAAGACTATGGAACACTTTGGTATTGTAAATTTTAATAAGGTAAAAAAGATTAATGAAGAAGATGGCGGAGATATACTTTTGCATACCATATCTAATATGGCAAATTCGATATTTTTAGAAAAATCTAAAGACTATGCTAAAAATAATTATATAACGTTTGAGGACTTTGATCTTTTTGTATTTTTTAGATATCTTCAGAGTGATCAAGAAAGATATTATCATGAAGATATTATTGGAAACAAGTTTAAAAGGGTTTCACTAAAGTATTTTATTAATGATAACTATGAAGGTGGAGAAATATACTTTCCAAGATTTGATGTCACCATTAAACCAAAAAAGAACCAACTTCTCATATATCCATCAAACTATGTTTATGGTCTGGTAGAGAAGCCAGTTCTTTCTGGAACCAAATATCAGTTATCTACTTGGTTTTAATTATGCTGGAAACTCCGAAAGCCATTTAACGGCTCTTGGGGTCATGCCTTTCCAGGCATCCCAATTTTTTCCACCATCAGTCATATAAAATGCAATTTCTGCGTTTCTGACTGGATTAAAAAGTTCGGCATTGGATTTTAAATCAAACTTTTCTCTTCTTTCTGGACCTAGATCTCCAAGCATGTTAATTTGGAATAGACCATAAGAGTTATCTCCAGTTGTCTTATCTCCGTTAAAGGCTAGTGGTCGTCCATTAGACTCCCTCTTTGCTATAGCCCATGCTTCCTTTAAGTCTTTACCTGTAAATCCAACTAACTCTAAGACATTTTTAAGGTCTTTATCAGTTAAAAATACAGCATTTGAGTATTTCTTTAACATTTCTGCCTTAGAAACACTTAAAGCCACTTTCGTGGCTGAAGGGTCATCTATACTGCTTTTTGTCAATAAATTATTTCTTTCATTTGCATTGGCAGCATTCGATAAAGCGCTGACAAGCACTACTATACTGAGTATTCCAATGACTTCTCTGTTATTCTTCATAAAGTTGATCATGTTTCCTCCTTAGAAAACGATAACACCCTTTTGGGGTGTCAAGTACTAGTATAACAGGAATTTTGGTCAAAAGTCAAACCATAGAATAATATTTATAATTATGTTATAATTCTATTATGGCAAGCGGATCAACACCAAAACGTAACATTCCATATCCTTTAGCGACAGATAACGTAAATGTCCAACAGGATATTCAAGGAATTGCAGAAGTTGTAGATAATGTTTTGGATGAATTTGGAAATACAATTGATCAACAAACAGAAGATTTAACGGAAGCAATTGAAGTAACTATTCCAGCATTAATTGATGATCTTGGATTAGACTCTTTGCTTAGTGGCGGATTAACATGGGGGGAACTTAAGGGAAATAATCCTTAAGATGGTATAATAAAATAATGGCTATTACAAGAGGATCTGCATCATCATATAATGTTGGTATTAAGCCACCTACAGTTCTTTGGACAGTTGTAAGAGGAGACACCTCTGGGTTCAGGGTATATGCAACAGATGACGATAAGGTTGCCCTTAATATTCCAGACTGGACAATTTCTATGAAAATTAAAAGACCAAACGATCCTAAGAATGATGGTGCTATTACTGATGATGCAACAACGATTATGGCACTTACTCCAGCACCAGATGCAAACGATGGTCCAGGAGAATTTACAGTATGGCTTGAAGCAGAACAATCACATAATCTTGAAACAGGAGATATCTTCGATATTCAGTTAACTGATTCATCAAGAGTTTGGACAGTTTGTCAGGGTAGCATGAAAATCCTTGAAGATGTAACTGACTAATGATTGCTACTGCACAAATAATCAATGATCTAAACAATAAAACAAAAACAATTGAGTCAGTAGACTATCCAATAGTTAAAATTAAGAATCCAGTACGAGAAGTTAGAGTTAATGAAATACTTCCTTTTAGAGTTAGATTCACTAGTATTGCTATAGAATCATTGTTTGGCAATCCCCCAGCAATTCCACTTCAAGTGATTGGTTACAGTAACTATATACTTTAACATTTACAAAATGGGTGTTATAATTTAGACATGTCAAAAATATCATTGGCCCAAGTAAAAGCAAAATTCCAAACAGGTGACCGTCCTACCCAGGAAGATTATGAAGATTTAATTGATACCGCAACTGGTCAAGCATTAGATCTTGGATCTTATGGTAATAATGAAAATACAATCCAAGGTATTGAGAATGCAACAGTCATCGATAACTTTGATGCAACAGTATGGAGAATGGTTAAATACATTATCTCTATCGCAAAAACTTCAAGCGGTGGGAATAAGTATTATGCCACTGAAATAACAATTTTAGTTGACGGTACAGATGTATCAGTCAGCGAATATGGCACTATCGACAATGATGGGAATATTGGCACCATTAGCGTCTCACGGACTGGAAATACCGTGGCTATAACAGTCACTCCAGATCCTGCAATCAAGCCTATAACAGTACGTTATGCACGTATTGGACTTAAGGCATAACTAAGGAGATAAAAAATGGCAACAGTAAATAATAAAGATTTTAAAGTAAAGCATGGGTTAGTCGTAGAAGGCACCAATGCAACCGTAGATGGTTTTGACGTACTTAAGAAAAGTGCAGCAGACGATGCTTATATTATTGCACTTGCAGGTGGTGGAGGAGATTCTGCGAATACCCCAAACACAGTAGTTAAGCGTGATGAAAATGGTGACTTTGCTGCGGGATACATAACAGCAGAAGATGCAGTAATGGCTCCTACAGTATATGTTGGATCAGATGAAAATTATTCATTAGGAATTGTAAATGGAGATCTTGATATTCATTCAGGTGATGATATTATCCTTAATCCAAATAATGGAAGTGGACATGTCTATCTTAACTCTGTTTCTTCTGGAAATAAACTTACAAGTGAAGACAAGGCAAAAGAAATTGCTGCAACACTTCTTACAGATGCAACAAAGAGCAATATTTCTATCACAAAGGATGGCTCAAATAATCTTACAATCACAGCAGAGAATGGCGTAGCAGATTCTACAACTGATGACCTTACAGAGGGCTTAACCAATAAGTACTTTACTACAGAAAGAGTAAAGGATGTACTTACTGGTTCAACACAAACAAACATTGTTATTCAAGAAATTGGCGGAGTACTTAATATCACTGCCGAAAACGGAGTAGACGACTCTACAACAGACGATCTTGATGAGGGAACAACTAATCTATACTTCCAAGATGGACGTGCAGTAACTGCAATAAGTAATGTTCTTGGAACTGGTATTGAGTATTCTGGAAGCACATTTGATGTTCAACTAGGAACTGGTCTTCAAACTGATGGATCTAATCAAATTGAGATTAATCGCACAACAGTAGATTCTTGGTATGATGCAGCAGGAGATGCTGCTGATGCCGAACAAAATGCAAAAGATTATGCAGATGGACTTGCATCTAACTACGATCCAGCAGGATCAGCACAAGGTGCTTATAACAATGCAGTTTCTTATGCAGACGGTCTTGCAGTAAATTACGATGCAGCAGGAGCAGCAAGCACAGTACAAGGAAACCTTGATACACACACAAACTCAACATATGCACACGGAACAATCAGTGATATTGTTGGCATAACAGATCCACAGACAATTGCAAACAAGACAATTTCTGGAGATCTTTTGTTTGGAACAAATGGTTCTAAGGTTTCCGATGATGGTACTGGAAATCTAAATGTATATGCTAGTGATGATTTAACACTTACAACAGATTCTGGTGACATTGTTCTTAACCCAGATGGATCAGCATATGTTGGTTCAGTTTCAGCAGAAAATGAAATTGCTACTCACTCATATGTAGATAATGCAGTTTCTGGTCTTGCCTGGAAGCCAGCAGTAAATCTTCTTTCTAATACAAATATTGACCTTGGTACAGAAACAGGATTAACAAATTTAGTTGGAGTAGTAATTGATGGACATGATGCTCTGACAACTGCAGATGCTGGCTATAGAATTCTTTTAACTAATCAAACAGCACCTGGAGGATTTGGCTCAAATGGTATTTATGAATTAGTTCTTCAATCAACAAACCTTGTTGCACAACGATCAACAGATGCTGATGCATATACAGAACTTATTGGCGCAGCAGTTTATGTTATGGAAGGAACTCAATATGGTTCAACTTCCTGGGTACAGGGAAATCACTACCTCACAACATTTGAAGGACAAAACTGGACACAGTTCTCAGGTCAAGGCTCTGTAACAGCAGGAACAGGAATTACAGTAGATGGTCTAGAAGTTTCTGTAGACCGTACAACTGTTGATACTTGGTATGACGCTGCAGGAACAGCATCAAATCTTATTGATGACCATAACGTATCATCTGGAGTTCATGGAGTTTCAGGAGATGTCGTAGGAACAACTGATTCTCAGACTCTTACAAACAAGACAATTGATGCTTCAAGCAATACAATTTCAAACATTGCTAACTCATCACTTACAAATTCATCAATCACAATTAATGGAAATGCAACATCACTTGGTGATAGCGTAACTCTTGATACAGATGATGTAGCAGAAGGTACAGCACAATATTTTACAGAAAATCGTGCAAAAGATGCAATTGGAAATGCATTGGGTGGAACACAGACAAACATCTCTGTAACCTATGATCCAATTTCAAAAAATCTATCTTTTGTTGCAGAAAACGGTGTAGCAGATTCTGACACTGATGATCTAACAGAAGGTACAACAAATCTTTACTTTACAAATCAAAGAGCGCTAGATGCCACCGCATCAGCATATGACGCAGCAGGCGCAGCATCAACAGCATTGCAAGATGCAAAAGATTATGCAGACGCACTTGATACAGACGATGTAGCAGAAGGCACAGTTAACTACTACTACACAGATACTCGTGCAAAGACTGCAGCAGCAAATCTTCTTACAAATTCAACGTTATCAAACATCACAATCACTGGCGATGAAAATGGATTAACTATTACTGCCGAAAATGGTGTTGCTGATTCAACAACAGATAATTTAACAGAAGGTACAACTAATCTATACTTCACAAACAGTCGTGCTCAAGCAGCAGTTGCAGGAGATATTTCTTCAGCGATAGATGATCTTGACACAGATGCGATTGAAGAAGGATCTGCAAACCTTTACTTCACAGATACTCGTGTAACTGATGCAATTACTGCAGCAGATCAGATTGCTCCAAAAGCAATTGATATTACATGGGCACGTCGTGAAGAGGCAACATGGACAGATGTCCCTACAGCAGGAACGGTTACAGCACACACCTTTGGAACAAACGAAGGCAGCGTAAAGTATCTTGTTCGTGTATACAATAATAATAAATCACAGGTATCTGAAGTATTAGTAACAACTGATTCTTCAAATAACATAGCAATTGTTGAGTATGGAACAATCTATACTTCAGCAAACGAACTTGCGACTATCAGTGCAGACTGGGATGTAGCAACTTCAAAGTACCGCTTACGTGTTACAACAGCAAATGATAGTTCAGAAATATTAGTTGCAGCAACACTATTGGCATACAACGATTAATTTAAAAATAAAGAGGGAGTGGTAATATGGCAACAGTAGATAAAGACTTTAAGGTAAAAAATGGCCTTCAGGTTGCATCTGGTGGTAGTTTTGGTGGAGCAGTAACAGTAGGCTCTCCAACACTTGCAGCACATGCAGCAACAAAGGAGTACGTTGATAGCCTTACTGGTTCAATGGCTGTTGGCACTACCGCTCCTGAGTCACCAGTAAATGGTACACAATGGCTAGACACATTAACCAATAGAGTTAATTTTTACTATGAGGGATCATGGTATACACAAGCAACAATTGATGATACACAAAATCTACCACAACACATTCACGATACAGCAATTGATGGAAGTGGTTTAATAGTATCAACATTTTTGCAAGGTGGAAGTTTTAATAGCCCACAAGGATCACCAGTTGATGGAGGAGGGCCAAGTACAACTGACTTTGCTCTTACATTAGATGGTGGATCAGCAGTAGATAATTTCAATTAATAAATTGATGTTATAATAAGTTAAGAATATGGGCAGCCCCCATAGGAGGAGAAGCAAATGGCAACAAGAATGCAACAACGCAGAGGAACTGCAGAACAATGGACTACAGCAGATCCAATTTTAGCAGCAGGAGAAATTGGTTTTGAATCAGATACCAGCCAGTTCAAAATCGGCGATGGTGTAAACAACTGGTCAGACCTCTCCTACTTTAAGAATTTAGAAGACCTTGGTGGAACACTTGACGATTATGTACCACTAACACAAAAAGGAACAAATGGTGGAGTAGCCACGCTTGACTCAAATGGACATATTCCAGTTTCTCAACTTTCAAACTTAATTGATGGTGCTCCAGAAGCATTAGATACATTGAAAGAAATTTCAGATATGCTTGGTCTATTAAATGATCACGCTGAGGCTTCAACAAATGTTCATGGAATTGCAAATACATTAAATCTTATAGACACAACCGCACTTGATACTGTGTTAGAGGGATATGTTACTACAGTAGCACTAGACCCAGCAATTGATATCATTGTTGGAACACACAATTCTGATACCACAAATGTGCACGGTATTACAGATACAGCAGCATTGTCAACTAAGACATATGCAGAAGGATTAGTATCTGATCACTCATCTGATAGCACAAACGTACACGGTATTTCTGATACAGCAGCACTAGTAACGCTTACTGGAACTGAAACTCTTTCTAATAAAACAATTAATGATCCAAGCGTTAATGTTACAGTGGGAGGACTTCCAGTATCATTAAATATGACAGATCTAACATATGTTAATGGTGTGACATCTGCAATTCAAACACAGTTAGACGCTAAAGCAACACCTTCCGATATTTCTGACCATAATTCAGATACTACAAGCGTACACGGTATTGCGGATACATCAAAGATTGTTATGATGGACGCATCATCAGTAACTCTTGATGGAGATTTAACAGTTGATGGTGACTTTACTGTAAATGGTACTAACTTTGCAGCATCTGCAACAACCATTACAATCGAAGATAATATGGTTCAACTTGCTCATCAAAATTCAGCAAATACAGTTGACCTTGGTCTTGTCGTAGCATATAATGACGGTACAACAAAACATGCAGGTATCGTAAGAGATGTTTCTACTGATAAATGGAAATTATTTAAAGGTGTAACAACAGAACCAACAACAACTGTAGACTTTACTGAGGGTTCACTAGATGACCTTGCTGTAAATAATTTAACAGCATCTGGAGTAGTATTCTCAGACGGAACACAGACAAAAGAAGGAGTTCCTTCAAGAACTCCAATTATTTCAAAGACTTCTAACTACACACTTTCAGCATTATCTGAAAGAGATTCATTAATTGAAGTTGATTCCTCTTCAGCAGTAACAATTACAATTCCAACAAATTCAGCAGTAGCCTTCCCAATTGGAACTACTCTTGATATTCTTGGAGTCAATACAGGTTTAATTACAATAGCAGGAGATACTGGAGTAACTGTAAATGCTACCCCAGGATTAAAATTACGTACACAATGGTCATCATGTACATTATTCAAGAGAGCAGAAAACTCTTGGGTTGTATACGGCGATCTTAAGGCTTAAATTTAACAACTAAAGGAGACAGACAATGTCAAAAAAAGCAGGTAGACACTCACAGTCAGCAAATGACTTTTTAGAACCAATGGCACCAACCATTGATTCTGCATCAGATGTAGGAACTAATAGACCATATAACGATGGTGCCGTAACTGTCTCCTTTACATTGCCAACAGATTCACCAGCAGCAACAAGTTATACCGTTCTTTCAAGCGGTAGCCATACAGCAACTGGGTCATCTTCTCCAATTACCGTAACAGGACTTTCATCTGATGTAGCATATACGTTTCAGGTTAAAGCAACAAATGCAGTTGGAGATTCTTCATACTCAACAGCATCTTCTTCTGTAACTGCTACAACAGTTCCAGCAACACCATCTGCACCAAGCGCTTCATCTCCAAATGCTAACCAAGACGTTGTTTCTTGGTCACAACCAGCAAATGGTGGAAAAGCAATTACAAACTATCACTGGGAGTCAAATGATGGTAAGTCAGGAGATACTGCTGGCACATCTGTAACGGTAGACCAAGAAGCAGGAACTGCACAGACATATCGTGTTTATGCAACAAATGCTAATGGAAACTCTTCATGGTCATCAGACTCATCATCAGTTACAACAACATTCTCATTTGCACCATTTGGTGTATTCGGATTCTCTCCATTTGGTGTATTCGGATTCTCTCCATTTGGTGTATTCGGATTCTCTCCATTCTCAGTGTTTGGTTTCTCTCCAGGAGGAGGATGTATTGATCAAGATACCCTTGTTGCAGTAGTTGGACCAAACGATACAATTGAGTATAAAATGGCTAAAGCCATTAATGCTGGAGATGAAGTTTGGGCAGCAACTTTTGATGAGTATATAGACGAAGATTCTACTAACCCATCAGTATTCGAAAGCCCAACACTTACAAATATTCAATCAGAAAAAACATCAATTATGGGAATTTTCCCAACATTAAAACAAACAACAATGTATATTAATGGCGATACAGGAAAAAGATTCTCTCTTGAAGAAAACATTATGTGTAAAAGAAATGGAACTTATTCCTTTATAACAAGCGGTCTCTTAGAGGTTGGAGATATTCTTATAGAATTACAGCCAGATAAAACCTTTATTGAGGTTCCTATTGTATCAATAAATCTTATTGATGAGGAAAGAACGGTGTATCGTTTTAATGCCGAACCAATAGATTTACTTGTTGCTGCAAACTTTTTAGTTCATAATATTAAAGACAGATTTAATACACGCAACGTTGATGTTGAAGATATTTAATATTTAATAACATAATATTTAATATATCTGGTATTGATTATAAATGTTAAATAACTATGACAGTGTGTATCATCTTCATATTCCAAGAACGTCTGGTATTTTTATAAAAAATCATATGTTGCATGAATTTAAAGATAAACATGTTTTTGCAACACATTATAAAGATATAAACTTAAAAGAAATAGAAAAGTGCTATTTTGTTTCTGGGCATTTTGGGACCACTCCCTTAGGATATATGAACAATCCACTATTATTTTCTGTATTGAGGAATCCAGTAGACAGATATATTAGTTATATAAAATATACAAGAGATTTTTTTAACAACATGACAGAAAAAGAATTGTTAGATATGTGGCTATACGATGAAAATTTTTATGATAAACATATAAATTCTCAAATTAAATTTATTTTAAATCATATAGATTTAAAAAAATATAATGGTTCTAATATAAAAGATAAAGTAGTAAATAATTGGTTTATAGTTTCAAATAATATAGATGTTAAAAAGGCAAAATCTGTAATAGATAATAATCATATTTTTACTATGAACAACATTGAATTATTAACTAAAAATATTTGTCAAATATTACAGGTTAATAATTTTAAGCATTACTCTAAGATTAACGAATCAGAACAGTTTGAGATTAAATTAAACAAAAAACAGTATGCTAGAATAGAACATATAAATGCTTTAGATATGGAGTTGTATGATTATGCAAGAAAAAAAGAATAGCACCTGGGGCATAAAAAAAATAGATAATGTAAAAATAGAAAATATTAAAAAAGAAGTAGAATTGTTTGATGATGAGTGGTTTATGGATACATCAAGACAAGAGTCTTATAAAGTTCATAAAAAAACATTTTGCTACTCTCTAGTATATCTTGATTATGAATGGTTGCCAGGAGACAGGGTTAAATTTGAAACTAGGAATATATTTAAAAACAAAATGTCTCAACTAGAACTAGAAAATATTTATTCTACCCTAGAGTCTTTATATAATGGAAAAGTTGTTGGATCTGAATTAATAAAAATGTCTAATCATACTAAAATTAATAAACATATTGATGGGGGAGACATATTATATTTTGCTAGAAGGGTTCACATCCCAATTATAACTACTGATGGTGTTATTTTTAATGTAAATAAAGACTCAATAAATATGAAAGAGGGCATATGTTATGAAATTAATAACGCAATGCCCCATTCTGTAGAAAATCCAACTGATATAGATAGGGTACATTTAATTATAGATATTATGCCAAATGAGTTTATGATATAATTATTAAAAAGGGGAGAAAGATGAATTATCCACAAGACATAAAAAGCGTAAGTCAGTCAAAACAGCCACACAAGTTTTTTGAAAGATTTTTAGATAATGACTTGGCAAAACTTGCAAAAGAACTAGATGTTAGATATCAAAAAATTGAACGTGCAGAAGTTCTTGGGGTTACAGAAGTAAAAGATGACGAACTCTGGAAATCTTCTAACAGCGTATCCACAATGAAGTGGAGAGAGTACAATGTATTTCAATTTCATATTGAAGGTATTCACTCTTTGTATAAGAACGTTGCCTCAATGGTACGAGAAGCCTGTGACTACTATGGCCTAGACTTTGATTCGCAACAGTTTATGGTTCAGGGATGGTTTAATATTAACTATGCTAAAAAGGGTAAGTTAGATTGGCATGATCATGGTCCATTTGGTGCCCCAAATTTTCACGGTTACTACTGCGTAAAGGCTGAGCCATCTGTAACTTACTATAAGGTATTTGATAAGGAAACTGTAAATAATAATATAGACAATCGTGCAGTTCTTTCTGAAATGGGACACCCACATGCTCAAGCAGACTGGGATTGGGAAGGTCCAAGAATCACAGTAGCCTATGATGTTATACCACTAAAAGATCTTCAAAAATTTGGTATGCATCAAGAACAGCATTGGATTCCTCTAGTATGAACAAGCCAAATCATAAATTTTTTGAAAGATTTTTAGACAATGATCTTGAGGATCTTACAAGGTTTTTAGCACAAAGAGCCAAGGATCTTGAGAATGGCAATGTTCCAAATATCTCTGTTGAGGATTTTAAATCTTTAAAGGGTATTGCTCCAATTACCAATCTTGGTCCAAAATATAATATTTTTCAATTTCATAATCCATACATTTATAATCTATTAGTTCAGGTAAAGTCTATGGTTCATGAAGCATGTGAGTATTACAGTATTGATTTTGATAAACAACAATATATGATTCAAGGATGGTTTAATTTTGACAATTATAAAAAGCCAGAGCCACTACCAGATGAATTTTTACACGATCATCTAACTGGACAAGGGACTCCTGATTTTCATGGCTACTATTGCGTAGCAGCAGAGCCATCCTATACAAAGTATAAAATTGGTGGAATAGATGGACAATATTTTATAAATAATAACGTAAATAATCGTGCTATTTTATCTGAAACTGGTCATCCACATGGAATTAACAATTGGGATCAGCCATTTAAACGAATAACAATTGCTTATGATATTTCACCATTAAGTTCTATTATGCACGATAAAGAACAGCACTGGATGCCACTACTTTGATAAAAAAGTTGTTGTGTTTTTTTATTGGACATAAAATTAAAACATTGAAGTGTCCAGTAACATTAGTTGAATCTTCTCTTTGTTCTAGGTGCTTTCCAAAAAAGCATAGCAGTGCAATGCAATTTAACTAACTCTAAACAATTACTTTAGGGAGAGTTTTGCTTTTTTAAAAACTCTGCTATACTTGCTATCTATTCCAATTTTGAAAGGTGTTTTATATGTCAGATTTTTTTTCTTTTAGATTACCAGAGGACTTTGTAGAGAAGTACGTAAAGACAACTCCTCCATTCGGATTTGCAGATGCTGGAGAAAACTCTTTGGGAGAAATCACCTTCATCAGAACATATTCAAGAATGAAAGAAGATGGTACAAAAGAACGCTGGCATGAAGTATGTCGTCGTGTAATTGAGGGTATGTACTCAGTACAAAAGAATCATGCTAAAGAAAACCGTCTTCCATGGAATGATTATAAGGCTCAAAAGTCAGCACAAGAAGCATTCGATAGAATGTTTAATCTTAAGTGGACTCCGCCAGGACGTGGCATGTGGGCATTCGGAACACCAATGACAATGGAAAAAAGAAATTCTGCAGCACTACAAAATTGTGCAATGGTTTCGACAAAAGATTTAGATAAGAATGATCCAGGAGCACTATTTGCATGGGTTATGGACGCATTGATGCTTGGCATAGGTGTAGGGTTTGATACCGTTGGTCAGGAAAAGAATTTTCAAATCTATGCTCCAACTGAGCCAGAAAATATTTATGAAATTCCAGATACTCGTGAAGGCTGGGTAGAGTCTGTAAGACTTTTACTTAACTCATATCTTAGAGCAAATCAAAATATTCAAAAATTTAATTACGATCTTATTAGACCTTTGGGAGCACCAATTAAGGGCTTTGGAGGCGTTGCTTCTGGTCCCGCACCACTTATCAAGTTACATGATCAGATAGACCGTGTAATCGGCAGCAGGGCTGGTCAAACGCTGGATTCTAGGGCTATTGTTGACATAGTTAATCTTATTGGAACCTGTGTTGTTTCTGGAAACGTTCGTCGCTCTGCAACACTTGCACTGGGTGCAGCAGGAGACGAAGATTTTATTAATCTAAAAAATGCAGAGGTATTTCCAGATAGAAACTCTTTTGACTCAGAAAATCCAGGATGGGCTTGGATGTCTAATAACTCTATCTCAGCAGAGGTAGGAACTAAGTATGAAGACTATGTAGATTTAATTACTGATAATGGAGAACCTGGATTTATTTGGTTAGACGTTGCCCGCAATTATGGCAGACTTAAGGATGCGCCAGATGGTAAAGACTATAGAGTTATGGGATTTAATCCATGTGCAGAGCAGCCATTAGAATCGTATGAATTATGTACTTTAGTTGAAGTACATTTAAATCGTCATACTGACAAGGAAGACTTTTTGCGTACTCTTAAGTTTGCCTACCTTTATGGAAAGACAGTTACTCTAGTTCCAACACATTGGCAACAAACAAATGGCATTATGCAAAGAAATAGAAGAATTGGAACATCTCTAACAGGTATTGCATCTTTTGCAGATCAAAACGGATTGCCAATTGTTCGTGAATGGATGGATGAAGGATATAATACAATTCGTAAATATGATCACCAATATTCAGAATGGCTTTGTGTTCGTGAATCAATTCGTGTAACAACAGTTAAGCCATCTGGATCTGTTTCAATTCTTTCTGGTGCAACTCCTGGGGTTCACTGGGGGCCTGGAGGAAACTTTTTCCTTCGTGCAATTCGTTTTGGAAATACTGATCCTATGCTTCATTTATTTAAAGCAGCAGGGTATAAAATTGAAGATGATGTAGTGTCGGCAAATACATCTGTTGTATATTTCCCAATTAAGTCTGGGCATCCACGTTCTGAAAAAGATGTAACTCTTTTTGAAAAGATTGCGCTTGCAGCAACTGCTCAAAAATATTGGTCGGATAATGGGGTATCTGTAACGCTATCTTTTGATAAAGAGACAGAGTCAAAGCATATAGTTCCTGCATTGCATATGTATGAAGGACAGTTAAAGGCCGTCTCATTCCTTCCAATGGGAAATACTACATACCCACAGCAACCTTATACTCAGATTACAGAAGAAGAGTATGACTATTATATTGGAAGAATTGGCCATATCGACTTTTCTGCTATTTACGATGGAGTAGATAATCTTGAAGCGCAGGGAGAGATGTACTGCACAACAGATTATTGTGAGATTAAGGTAAAATAATGAACGAATATATTTCACAGATTAAGTATGTAAAATCTTTTATGTCTAAGGAAGATGCTAAAACCATATCTGACTACGCAAAAGAATACACGGATTGCTTTAAAGAATTTGGCAATGGAGAAAAAGAGTTTACAGTACATACATACCACGGCATTGAATCAAATAGCAAAGATATTTTAGAATTGATGCAGTCATATGCAAAAAGAGTTTATGACTATGTAGTTGAGAATTATCCAGGGCCATTCCAAGAGTTCTATCCATTTAAAACACATATCGCAAAGTTTGTTCCAGGAAATGGAATGCACGAGCATTTTGATTCAGGAAGACCAAATGATATTGCAACCCTTGTATATTTAAACGATGATTATGTTGGTGGAGACATATATTTTCCAGAGTACAACATTTCTTTTAAGCCTGAGCCTGGAGATCTTTTGACTTTTCCAGACAATCCAAAATTTATACATGGTGTAAGAGGAATTACTGAGGGAATTAGATATACAACACCACGCTGGTTTACCCGCATTGTATGATAAAATAGGACTAGGAGAAACATATGCCCAGTCCATCAAATATATATGCAGAGAAGATTTATTCTGAGCACCCACTTGCACTATGGGCATTAGATGATAAGGTTGATTATTTAAGCCTTATTACTGAATCACAAAGAGAGATATCTGAGCCATCATGGTACGTTGATGGGGTATCCTCATATTACGAAGATACGATGAATACTCAACCATTTAAAGATAGTATTTTAAATGTTATCGAAGGTGTTCCCAATGAAACAATTATCTTAAAAACTCCAAATTTAGTTTCATTAAAATCTCTTCAGGAAGCGTTAGGAACACTATGCATAGGAACCTACTACTATTCAAATAGCGATAACTATGACTATATTGAAATTGGATATGAATACATAGATACTCAAACATCCCTAGTAGTTGAAAATATAAAAAGATTTACATCTTCAGTTAGAGATCGATGGGTATTTGTATCAAATACCTTTGACATACCAGACGAAGATAATCCTTTTAAAGTTGTAATTAAAATTAAACTAAATAATTCTGGATCTACTCCATCCGATTATATATTTAATTTGAATGGTCTAAGTGTTGGTCAATGGTCTGAAGAGTTTAATACAACATCGCTTGGCGCTGATCCTATCTTACTTCCAAGCAATATTGGTATTGGAATATCTGATATTAAATGTATTGAATCAAGTTCGTATGGGTCTTTAATAAACAAGGGGTATTACATTATTTCAGATAATGTGCTTACTGCAAAGAATACAAGTATTCCACTCGTGTACGGTTCATCTGGAGTAATTAGATTATTGCCAAATTATAGAACACAGATTGATTCTATAGTAGATGGTGGTCCAGTTAGTCCACAAGCAAGTGAAATTATTGATGGTGGACTTCCATGGTCAAGTGTTGATATTGGGATTGATGGAGGAACAATGTTCCCAGTTCCATCCTATATTATTCCAGGACTTGGAATGTTTAATGAATCTGGAAAATATAAAGATTATACTTTAGAGTTTTGGGCAAGAATTGATTGCAACTCCTTTTTACCTCATCGAATTGTTGGACCAGTTGGCTCAAATGATGGATTATACGTTGAAGGTGGTCATCTAACATTGGTAATTGGAAATAAATTTAGTTCATATTTTATTGGACAATGGATCAGACCAATGCTAATGCAAATAACTATTGGCAAAGATTCTGCGGGAGTTATATTGAATGGTGAAGAAATTATATCAATGCCAATAGATATATCACTAACAAATTTTGCTCCATTATTAGACCAAGATGGAAAAGATCAAGATTTTATTGGATTTTATAGTTACCCACAAGTTCCATCATTTGAGATTGACTCAGTGGCAATATACTCATATAAGGTACCTGTAATTGTTGCCAAGAGAAGGTTTGTCTATGGACAAGGAGTTGGGTCATCAGAATTAATAAATAACTCATATGCTGGAAATGAGGTTTTTATTGACTATACATTTTCTGAATATGCATCAGATTATACTTATCCAGATTTTGCTTTATGGAATCAAGGATTTTTTGATAACCTTGTAACTAGTAACCTGTCTTTATCAACTCCAGAATATTCACTTCCAACACTTTACTTTAATAATAAAACAGAATCAGACTTCTATACTGATTGTCTAAATGCACAAAATGAAGAAGATCAATTTATTACTTTACGACCAAATTCTACATGGGATAACACAAATGCCTATATCCATTTTCCAAGAATAGATATAATTCAGACTCCAGTAAAAATGATCTATACAGTATTTCAATTCAATTCATCATATACAGATAATCAAACAATTTTAAAGATATATAATAATACAAATTCAGATTATTTAAAAATTGCAAAAGTTGATGCAGAATTAAAGTATCTATTTAACTTTAATAATATTGAAACTGTCCTACATACAGAAACAATTTCATATGCTCAAAAATATGTTGCTGGTATTAAGATTGATGATTTAGCAAGACAAAATAATAATATATACTCATTCTTTAATAATACAAGTAATTTAAAAATGTATGTTGGTGGAGATGAAACTGGTGACACTGTTTTCGGTGGAAAAATTTATAATGTTGGGTTTGGAAGTAATTATAATGCATCAACATTTTTAAATTTTATAGACGGCATAGTAGATTCTACACAGCACGAGTATTTCTTTGACAAACTTGCAAGTTACACTCTTTTACCAACTAAAAAATATAACTCATTATTCTTAGATATTGGAATTTCTTCATATTGGGAAGATTATATGCCACTATCATATTTTGCCAAGTATATAACTGATGAATATGGAAAAGAATATTACGATTTAGATTTTCTTCAGTTTAATATAGACTATCCGTCACCAAGTATTCCAATACTAGAAGAAACAACGTCAGAATGGGTATACTCAGAACTTGACGCAGAATTTGACGCACCAATACAAAAAACATACTACCAGTTAGATAATGAAAACTATACTGGATGGCAGAATTACGAGGATATGAATCAAAATGCAGATAAGTATAAAAAATATGATATATCCTCTCATGAAGTAAAAGCCTATATGACAATGCAGTACATATTGGATGGAGCAAACTTGCTTCCTAATAATTTTACAACCACAATCAATGTTGGGGAAAATCGCATTATAGATCTTTCTAAGCATCCAGACTGGAGAAACCATAAGTTTGAATTAATAGATGGAACAGTCATCTATCCACCAAGCGACGAAGATTTTAATAATTTGGCAATTGTCTACAGACTTGAATTCAATACAAGAAATACTGTAAATAAGCAAACAAGTATTAAACAGTTACAGTTGGCCTCCCAGGCTTTTGATAGAAATAAGTTTAATAAAGTTGGAACTCGTTTTGGAACATATTTATATCCATATGTTAAAAGTGGAATTTATTATGATTATAAGTCAAAAAATAAAAATCCATTTGCAATATACAAGAATTCAAGCCCATATTTATATATGACGCAAAATAGCGGTATTGAAATTAGAAATGAATATGAGCCATCAATAGATAAAGGATTGTCTATTCCAATTAATGCTGGTCAAACTGGAAACTTTAAAATTTCTGCATTACAGTTTTGGATGAGATCAAATAAATATAACTTCCCAGCAACAAGGCAAAAGTTATTTGAGTTAAACTATCAGGGGGATACCATTGAATTCTTTATTGAAGCAAATAGTTCATTAGGAAATCGTGGAAAGATCTATGCCATTAGCAGACTATCTCAGCAATTATTTACAGAGTTGACATATTATGTCAATGGAAATTTTGTTAGAGAACCAGTCGTATCAACAAAAGAATGGTCGGCAATCGGAATTACGTTTGATAAAAACCTTAACTTTGACAACTTCCTTGGCTCAATGAACATTAATGGCCCATACACATTTAACAATATTGCTTTCTATCAGGCAACCAACCTTCAACTGGCCCAAAGTAGAATTTTACAGTCATGGTCTAAGGTTAAGAATCTAGACGGAATACCACAAGACTGGGAAAACTGGCTAAGTTATACATGGAACCAAATGCTAGTAATTGGAACTTCAGACCTATATGGAACGAATCCTTCTGATATTTATAAGACATATATTGGAACTAATAAGATTATTATTGATGACCTAGAAGGATTAATGGTAGATTCTGATGTTATTAAGGTATATCAGGACTCTACATGGCAATCATATGTCACTACTCCAGTATAATATGGTATACTTGTGGTTATGGATTCTTTAATAAATAAAAAAACTGGTAAGCCAATTGTTGGCAATGTAAGACGTCAAGTTATTGATAAAATGTATGATTGGGGTCTTTATGTATACAAAAAGGCTGATGGCAAATGGTTTACAGATGGTGAAGGATCAGTTTTAAATATCCCTTCTGAAAAAGGTGATCTTAGTAAGATTGCAGAACTTAGAAAAGTAGCAATGCATCATGGAGATCCAGGAGATGGTAAGGCAGTATTTGTTCCAGGTCTAACTAGAATTTCCGAAGCAGAATATTCAGAACAAAAGCAAAGATTGAGAGAGGGCCTAATTCCTTCAATGAACGATCTAGGCGCTTGGCATGCTGCACAACAAACTGTAAAGAAGTATGGAAGTGATGACTAATGTCAGAAGATAACGAATACATCATTGGTGCCAGTGTAGATAAACTTGAAAACATAGAAGATATCTTTAAGAAGTCAGATCCATTTAATAAAACCTGGGATGACCTAAAGTCTTTTTCTGGTTTGGATAATAACTTTAAGCGTCGTGCTGCTAGAATTTCTAAAGTTGAAGCAACAGATTCATATATGGAAAGTTCTCGTGCAGTTAACGTTGGACTAGGTGGGGCTAAATCAAAAGAGATTAATCCAGGAACAGTATACAGAAATGGATACGGACTATTTGATGTAATTACGCCACCATGGAATGTATACGAACTTGCAAACTTTTATGACACCTCTTTTGCTAATCACGCAGCAATAGATGCTAAGGTAGAAAATATTGTTGGACTAGGCTATGATTTTGAAATTTCTCCACGAACCATGTTAAAGTTAGAGGCATCTTCAGATTCTGGTGCTACAGATCGTGCTCGTAAAAGAATTGAACGTGCAAAAATAGAATTGCATGATTGGCTTGAAACATTAAATGATGATGATAGTTTTACAGCAACAATGGAAAAGGTTTATACAGATGTTCAGGCAATTGGTAATGGATACCTTGAAATTGGTAGAACGACTAAGGGCGAGATTGGATATGTTGGACATATTCCAGCAACAACAATGCGTATCCGTAGATTAAGAGATGGATATGTACAAATCATTGCAAACAAAGTTGTTTACTTTAGAAATTTTGGAGCAACAAATCCAAACCCAGTAACTGGAGATCCACGTCCAAATGAGATTATTCATTTTAAACAATATTCTCCACTAAATACATTTTATGGTGTTCCAGATATTATTTCTGCAATTACATCACTACAAGGTGATCAACTAGCATCCCAATACAATATTGATTATTTTTCCAATAAAGCAGTTCCAAGATACGTTGTAACACTTAAAGGTGCAAAACTATCTGGTGAGGCAGAAGACAAGATGTTTAGATTTTTGCAGACTGGAATGAAGGGGCAAAATCATAGAACCCTTTACATTCCGCTTCCAGGAGATACAGAAACTAACAAGGTAGAGTTTAATATGGAGCCAATTGAAAATGGAATTCAAGATGGGTCATTTAAAGAATATCGCAAGCAGAACCGTGATGATATCTTAGTTGCTCACCAAGTACCACTCTCAAAACTTGGCGGGGATTCAGGATCTATTGCAGCAGCCCTATCACAAGATAGAACATTTAAAGAGCAAGTTGCACGACCAGCACAGAGACAACTTGAAAAACAAATCAATAAAATTATACGTGAAAAGACAGACATACTTGAACTTAAGTTTAACGAACTGACACTGACAGATGAGATTGCTCAGTCTCAGATTATTGAGAGATATGTAAAGACTCAGGTAATGACTCCAAATGAGGCAAGACAAACACTTGGTATGCCACAACGTGAAAATGGAGATGAACCATTCCAGATGTCAGCAAGAGAGGCTACTGATGCTAGAGCAAACTCTGCTGGTAATAGACAGAGAGACACTGAAAGAAATAATAATCAGTCTGACAGTCCAGCAACGATTTCTGGAAGAAATGCTCAGGGAGAGGGTAGATCTGCACAATAGCACTGTTTTTAACAATAGTGTTATAAAAGGGGTCTATAATATATATTAGTATGACTATATCTAAAGCCCACTGGAACACAGAAGGCGAGAATGTCCGCCTTTCACTACCTTTTAGTAAGGTAGATAAAGAGAAACGTATTGTTTCTGGTTTTGCGTCATTGGATAATCTAGACAAGCAAAACGATATTGTTACAGCAGAAGCATCAATGAAAGCATTTGCAAAATTCCGTGGAAACATTCGTGAAATGCATCAACCATCTGCAATTGGTAAAATGGTTTCTTTCAAAGAAGATAAGTATTTTGATCCAGAATCAAAGAAGTTTTACAGTGGAGTATTTGTATCTGCATATGTTTCAAAAGGTGCACAAGATGCATGGGAAAAAGTTCTTGATGGGACTTATACTGGTTTTTCTATTGGCGGAAGAATGAATAAATGGGATGATGCTTACGATGAGAAGGCAGATGCTCAAATTAGAATTATTAAAGAGTATGATTTAGTAGAGTTAAGTCTTGTTGACTCACCAGCAAATCAATTTGCAAATATTATGTCAGTTGAAAAGGTTGACGGAGTTGATATTGTTAAGGGTGATGAAACTATACTTGAAAACGTTTTTTATGATAAAGAATCTGGAATCGTTATAGTTTCAGAAGATGAATCTGCAGTAAGTCCTACATCAGGACAACCAATGCAGAATATAGGTTTCGTTGAAAAAACAGACAACGAAAAAACAAACATGATAAAGTTCTTAGTTGATAGTGCTAAAGGCATTAATACTTCTAAGATTAACAAGGAGGCAAATCCTATGACAGAAACAACAGAAACAGTATCAGAAATCGTTGAGAAGACTGATGCAGTAGTTGAAAATGTTGAGGTCGCTCCAGAGGCAGATGCCGTAGTTGAAGCACCTGTTGCAGAAGTTGCTGTTGCTGAAGAAGCACCAGTAGCAGAAGAAGTTGCAAAGGCCGATGAAGCCCCAGCAGTAGCAGCAGTTGAAACAACTGAAGAAGTATCTAAATCAGATGATGTTGTTGCAGAGTCAATAACAGAAATCAAGAACACTCTAACATCAGCCTTTAGCGATCTAGTATCAACAGTAAAATCTTTGCAAGCCGAAGTGGAAGCACTTAAGGTTTCAAAGGTAGATGTAAATACAGCAAAAGATTCTTTCGAAGCAGTTGCAAAAGATATCGCAACAGCAAGAGAAGAATTTGATAAGTTTGGAAAGAGAGTAGACGCAGTAGAAGCAGACACTGCTTTCCGAAAGTCTGGCGATCTCGGCGAGATTGTACAGGATCAACCTGAAATGGTTG